GGGGATCCACTCCCCTAGCCGCGTGTTTGGCGAGCTGGGCGGGTTCATCAGCGAAGGCGCGGCCATTGGCATCAACGGCGAAAAGGCCAAGGTGGCCAAGGCGGCCGTGGGCCTGGCCAAGACGGCCGTGGACGGCTTCACGTCGGACGGATCCGGCGCGGCCGGGCTGGCGATCGACACCCGTTCTCCGATCGGCGCCGGCGGCGGCGCCGGCGCCGCCGCACCAGGTGGCGACACCATCCAAATCACCATCAACCCAGGCCCAGGCAGCGACCCGGAAGCCATCGCGCGGGCCGTGCGGGCCGAGCTGGACAAGCGCGACCTGGCCAAGCGCGCCCGCATCGGCTCACGCCTGACCGACTAAGGAGCCACCATGCTGATGTCACTAGATCAATTCGTGTTTGGCATGTCCACGCTGGCCCACCAGGAGCTGCAGCGACAGACCCAATGGAAGCACGCCAGCAACGCCCGCGTAGGCGCCCCTGCGGCCCGCCAGTTCACCGGACGCGGCGACGACACCATCACCATTTCCGGCGTGCTGGTGCCGGAGCTGGCCGGCACACTCGATTCCCTGGATAAGCTGCGCGCCATGGGCGACAAGGGCCAGGCCTATGTGCTGGTCGACGGCGCCGGGACCGTGTTTGGCGCCTTCAACATCACCGGGATGCACCAGACCGGCTCCCACATCGGCGCCAACGGCGTGCCGCGCCGCGTGGACTTCTCCATTACCCTGGAGCGCACCGACGACAACCGGGCCAGCTCCATGGCCCAGAGCAGAGGCCAGCAATGAACCAGGAAGCGCCCGAACTGCTGGCCCCGGACTACACCATCACCATGGACGGCCGCGACCTGACCAGCGTGCTAGATCCCCGCATGATGCGCCTGTCTGTCCGAGAATGCCGCGCCGACGAGGCCGACACCCTGGACCTGGTACTGGACGACAGCGACGGCAAGCTGGAGATCCCCAAGCGCGGCGCCGTGCTGTCCGTGGCCATCGGCTGGAGCGGCCGCGCCCTGGTGGACAAGGGCTCTTTCACCGTCAACGAGGTGGAACACGCCGGCACGCCGGACACCATCACCGTGCGCGCCCGCAGCGCATCCATGACCAAGGGCATGGGCGAACGCCAGGAAAAGAGCTGGCACGACCAGAGCGTGGGCGATATCGTGCGCACCATCGCCGGCCGCCACCAGCTCACGCCGAAAGTGGGCGACGAGCTGGGCAAGTTCAAGATCCCGCATATCGACCAGACCCACGAAAGCGATATGTCTTTCCTGACGCGCCTGGCGCGGCGTTTTGACGCCGTGATGACTGTGAAAGAGGGCAATCTGCTGTTCCTGCCGATTGGCACCGGCGCCACCATGAGCGGGCAGGAAGTGCCGGCCATCGCGCTGACACGCCAGGACGGCGACCGCCACCGCTTCCACGTGTCCGAGCGCGAGAACTACAGCGCGGTGCGCGCCTACTGGCACAACAACGGCGAGAAGAAGCGCCATAGCGTGGTGGTCGGTGGCGAGGACAATCACAGTGTCAAGGTACTGCCGGAAAACTACGCCAGCCAGGCCGAGGCCGAGCGCGCCGCGACAGCCGAATTTGAGCGCACCAAACGCAGCCAGGCCACGTTTAACTACACCATGGCCATCGGCCAGCCGGAGCTGCGGCCGGAGGCCCCCGTGACCCTATCGGGTTGGAACAAGCCGGAGATTGATGACGAGGACTGGCTGGTGCAGCAGGTCACGCACACCCTGGACGACTCCGGCGGCTATACCTGCGATATGGAGCTGGAAATTCTGGACGACCCTATCACCAAGCGCCACCGCAGCAACTTCCGCAAGGGCGGCAACTAAGCCCCTATCCCCCCACCTGTTTGTATCTCCCCATACAAACACGGCACCCTTGTTTGTCATCACAAACAAACACAACACTTCTGTTGCAAACACAACAGAAGTGTTTTATAATGGCTGCACTGATTAACGAAAAGGAGGCATATGAAGTACAGCGAGTTCCGGCGGTGGCTGGAGCGGCAGGGAGCGAAGTTTGAACCCGGCCACGGCAGTCACCACAAGGTAACGTTGAATGACAAGCGATCCACCTTCCCAGACCACGGCAGCAAGGAAATCGGTAAGGGGCTGATGGAGAAAATCAAGAAAGACCTTGGACTGAAATGAAAGCAAGCCCCGCAAGGGGTTTGCTGACTCGCTGAACGGAAAGCCTCACCCCGTACCTTGAAAGGACGAAACCATGTTGAACTACCCTGTCACCTTAACGCCCGACACCAACGGCACCCACCTGGTGGGCTTCGTTGACTTCCCGGAAGCTAACTCCGTGGGCGACACCGTGGACGAGGCGCTGTGCGAAGCTGTGGCCTGCCTGCGCACGGCCGTGGAGATGTACATGGACGACCGCCGCGCCGTGCCGCTGCCGTCCGCTGCTGCAGCTGGCCAGCACACCGTCGCCCTGCCGGCGCTGGAAACGGCCAAGGTGCTGCTGTGGAATGAAATGATGGCCAAGAAGCTGCGCAAGGCCGACCTGGCCCGCCTGCTGGACGTTCACCAGCCGCAGGTCGACCGCCTGTTCGACTTGCACCACTCGTCCAAGGTGGACCAGGTGGAGCAGGCCGCCGCCGCCCTGGGCCGCCGCCTGAATGTGGAGCTGGTGTAATGGCCGCCCTGGACCTGGTGGAAGTGGCGCGCACCAGCGGACTGCGCCACTTCCTGCACGGCGTCAACGCCACCATCGCCCGCGAGCTGCTGGCCGCCTTCGTGGCCGAGCTGGACCGCCGCACCATCAGCGAACGCGCAACGTGGACGCCTGTGGCGAAGCTGCCGGACTCGGACGTTACGCTGCAGCTGTATGACCCGGAAGCGAGCGAGCCCGTGTGGCCCGGCTACTTCGACGGCGAGCGCTGGCGGTACATCGACGGGATGCCCGCCACGCCGACACACTACGCCGACATGCTGCACGGCCCGGCGCCGCGCATCCACGGAAACGAACCCGTCCTGCTGGTCATGGACGAAAACCAGGAATGGCTTGCGCGCGCCAGGCGTGCGGCCGGAACCATCTAAGGAGAAGAAATGGCAGAGCATTACAACAACGGACCCGAAGGGATGCCGCCCGTGCAGCGCATGAGCGATTCCACCCTTGATTGGGTCATCAACGGCGTGGACACCAACGGCATGTACCTGGACGAAGAAGGCCACCGCAAGCTGCGCAACGTGTGCCACGCGGTGGCCGAGGAAGTGTTAGCACGTATCAGCTGGCCAGAGCGCACGGCAGCGGTAGCCAGCGCCGCACTGAACGAGCAGGAAGCCTTTGAGCGCGCCTGGCCGGACATTCAACGCCAGGGTGGCCGATGGCTGGCGCGGCGTGGCCTGGGCGGCCTGGAAAGCGGGGCGTAGCCTGCAGGCTACCGGCCGCATTCACCTGGGCACGCTGACCGTGGAGCGCGACGACAGCCTGCCGCCCGATGTGGCCGAGCTGCGCGCCGAGTACGACCGGGCTTAGCGTGCCGCTTCGTTGAACGGGCGTTACGTCAAATAGCCCCCTACATTCCGCTGGCCATCGTCCGACACTTTGCTATAAAGTGTCGGACACTTTAATCATTTTGTGAAAGCATAATCATGCAGAGTGTCAGTATCGAGACGGCAAAGACACTGGTGGCCACCAACGCCGCCACGCGCGCCGTGATCGAATGCTTCGACGGCCGCCGCTGGTGCATCGTCCTGCGCGGCAAAAATGAATACCTGGTGAAGTCCGCCAGGCAGAACCCCAAGGCCTACGCCAAGATCGAAACCGCCCTGGATGAAATCAAAGGCTTCGGCCTGCGCAACGCCGAAGTGGACTTCACGAAGTGGACCCGCGACCAGGCCACCCTAACCTGATGGAGAACAGCATGACCGAACACACCGACGCGGACGGCGACAGCACCACGCTGACCGAGCACGACCAGGCGCACATGCTGGAAGAGATTGAACACCTCGACGCCCAACTGGAGAACTACGAGGGCGGCAGTGACGTATGGAATGAGCTGACGCGCCAGCGCCGGCACCTGCTGGCCGAGCTGGAGGCCGGCCGCCGCCTGCCCCTGCAGGAAGAGGACGACGAGGAATAACCATGGCTGACATGACGATGACTGAACAAAACGCCCTGCGGAGACTGCTGCAGCACGCCAACCGCGACACGGGCCAGGCCCGCCGTGTGGCTGA